TTTATGTTGTAGTTTAGCTAACGAATGCATTTGCAAATATTTGCTGTGTAGTTTGGCAGTATCACGAGAAGCTTCATCAAGGTTAAACTCATCTATCTTTGTGTCTTCTTCCCACATTGCCAAAACGCTTTTCAAATCAATCAATTATATTTCCTATTCTATAGTAAATTCTGTATACCTAAATGTGACGGGAACGATCATTACTTGTGTTCCGTCCTGGTTTGCTTCCATGCTTATTTCACCTAGATCAGTGGGGAATGCATTATTATATATGATACTTTTATTAATATTATTTTTAGAGCTAAGAATATATAACTTAAGATCGGTATATGGAGACTTAGGATCGGCCGGACCTTTATCGTTTAGGTCTACGTTTGTCTTCATCCAATCTAAAATCTCTAAATAAGATTTCATATCTTCGTCGATAATTACCGTAGTGGTAAGTGCACCGTATGTAAACTTATCCCCGATATTAGGAACCGATGCGAATTTACCATATGGCACTTCTGCAGCGTTTACACTTATAGATGGATGATTAACAGACTGGGCAAAAAACGAAAGATTAGCAAATCTGCGTCTATCAGCAACAAATCGAAAGCTTGCCGCTTGTAAATAGTTAATATTATTAGTAAGATTATTAGACATATCTTTCTCCTTCAATACTATTTATACAAAAAATAACCCCCATCTTGACTTTACCCCTCTGTAAAGCCACGTCTTTTTAAAGACTAGCTCAATTATGTATCAAGCTAGCCTTATTGTTTTTATTTATTCAGGTTGTTGGTTGGCAATATGGATTGCGCGTCTTGTGTTATACTCATCCTCGCCACCAAAGTGCTGAAGCCATCGCCATCGCCAGTGTGCTTCCATAACTTCCTCATCAATTTCACGACCATTCTGGCGGAATATATAATGTTCCACATAGCTGGCACGTTCAGTTTCAAAGTTAGCCTGACCGACATCTTCAATCTCTTGAAGAAGAAGCTCATGAAGTCTTTCTGCTTCTACTGGGTCTTCTAGATACTTGGTACAACCAATGTGAATTAAGAATTCTAACCTTGAAGTCATTCCTAAAGCTTCTCTTCGCATCCTGTCGCCCATGGGCTCATGGAAGTTAAATAGCGATTCTCTGAAATGATGGTTAGGGTATAATTGTCTAAACGTCCTTTCATATCCATCACCCCATCCACCTTGGGCATATGACCTCAAGTCCCTCATTCTCCACGCATCAAATCTCGCAAGAGCGGATGGTGCAGCAAGTTGTAGAGGATGTTGTTCAAAGTCTTCCGGAGAAAGATTCTGGCGGAGGACTTCAAGGCGTTCTAAGCGTTCTTCTTCCTCTCTCAGATTTCTTTGCCATTCCCAATGATGGTAAGAATCGTTGTCAGCTCCTATATCACCAAGATCACCAAGATCATCTGCAAACTCTTCACCTGGTTCTCCCATCTCCACCTGTAGTATTCTATGTATTACATCTTGGTACAAATGATACTCATCACCAGAAAATTGCATTTGCTCTTGGTAAGTCATGTCGTGGTTCTGTGGCGACTGTTCTCTTCCAGATATCTCAGTTGCTCTCGCCCACATAGCTGTGCATCTAATGCCTCTAGCTTCGTTTGAAGCTGCAATGTTTGCATGTTCTTCTCTAGCCCCTGCGCTTTGCTCCCACAAATAATCTTGGTAAGCTTGCTCTGCATTAGCAAATGCTGCTTCTAAACGAGCTTCTTCTACTACTGCCATTGCGGCAATTTGTGCAGGGTGTTGTGCAAAATCTTCTGCAGAAAGAAACAAGCGAAGGAAATCAAGTTCTCCGTCAAGGTTTGTTAAGTCTTCTGCTGTCATCAATGACTCTTGATAAGCCATATCAGCGGCCTCAAGTACCGAGCTCAAACGAATTTCTTCTTCCATACGAGCTTGTTCCGCTCTTTCCCTTTCTTCAATAATGGCAAAATTTGCATTATACATTCTCTGAGCTATTCTGCCACATCTTTGTCTCCAACGTACTAACGCTGATTCGAACTCTTCTGTATACCCTTGAAGTTCTTCTGCAGATAATTCTTCAGTATCTTTTTCAGGGCCTTCTTCTGAAACGTAGCTTCTATCAAGGGCTCCTTGGATAGTCTCATCATCTGCTGCATCTAGAACATAGCGTAAGGCTGACAATGATAATGGGGCAAGCTCTTCATGAGCAGTTATTAGAGTATTCCCGTTATTAAATAATATTATATTTTGCAACAAGTCTAATTGTGTTGGTCTCATATTTAGTTTCTCCTGGTTAATATTTACGGTGAAAGCTAGCTAGAGCTTGGCCTTCATACTATTTATGCATAATTGGCATTTATACAAAAAATAACCTCCGATATTTCTACCGGAGGTTATATTAACTTAAATAGTTTTTAGTTTATTTAAAATTGCGCAAGGGCCATTTTAAAATCAACGCCTGGGCCGTATCCGGTCCACTGAAACTTAACTCTCATTTCTGGAGCTAAGGCAACTGTATCAATATAAGTTTCTGAATGAGTTGGATCTGGATCTGGATCATTCGGATTTGCCGGCCAATATGGTTGATATACTAATGTATCTTGCCATCCATAGTCAGGATCATCATTTTTAGGTAGATCGCCGGTTAAACGTTGTTGCAAAGTACAGATATAACCACGCCCGACTGTAAGCTGAATTAATGCTGTGTGGGTATTATTATCAACACTAGATGTATCGATAGAAGAACTAACATACGTATCGTTTCCATCAGGTGACTGAGGTAGAGTAAATTGTTTAATTGTTTGCATTTAAATATCCTAATTAAAAGTTAACGTTTTACAAAAGAACAGGCGCCGAAGCGCCTGTTCTCTTTTTTATTTAATATTAATGAGCTCTTAAGTAGAAGTCATTAAGTTGTCTACGCGCATGATACGGTAGTACTGGTTAGATTTAGCAGCAGCTAAACCGTTTGCAGGTGTTCCACCAACGAATGGGTTTGATACCATACCGTAACGAGTCTTAAAGCCGATTTTTGGCTGGAAGTCGTTTTCACCAACGGCGCGAACCATTGTCAAAGGTACGTATGGGCAATAGAATACACCAGCGTCATAAGGTGAAGAACCTTTATAACCAGCTGTTACGTAATCTACGCTTGCATATGGATCAATATAAACTTTTGTGCGACCGTTCAAAGTACCAGCAAAAGTGTTACCTGTGTCATCTACGTTTAAGTTAGTAGACATAGCAGGAGCGTAATCCAACATACCTGAAGCAGCTAATACAGAAGCAACGTCTGAAGAACAGATAATAAAGTTACCTTTACCGCGACGTGTTTCTTTAGCGATTTGGTTAGCTTCACGTTCGATTTGTACGATCAAGCCTTTTGCTTTTTCTACACTCCAGCGACCATCAGCGTCTGAGCTCATGTCGAATACGCCGTTAAGTGCTGTGTTAGCTGTTGTTGCACCAGTTTTAGCTTGGCTGTTGATTGTGCGAAGAACTTCACGGTTGATTTCCGCAAGGATCTCAGTTGTCAAGATGTTTGCCAATTCTGTTTCAGCGTCCAAACCATGGATAGCTTTAAGATCTTGTGCAAGCTCCATAGTGTATTCAGCTTTCAATGCACGTGATTTTGCAGTTACAGTTGCTTTTTCGATTGTGAAACCCATTTCAGCAAATGCGTCGCCTGCTCCACCAAGAGATTCAGCTTCTGCAGTTGTGTGCAAGTCGATTCCAGCGCGCGGATCATTACGCTCGCCGTCGATTGAACCATCAGCGCCAGCACCAGCAGTATCTGTTACGCCTTCAAGACCTGAAGAACCTGCAGGAGCGTTAGTTGATGAATCACCTGAGTAGTTAGCAGCTGCTTCGTTAAACAAAGCTTCATCGCCAACTGATACGCCATCTTTAGTGTTTTTGTAACGTGACTTCATTGCGAAGATCAAGCCAGTTGGACCAGTCATTGGCTGAACGCCAGCAACGTCATATGCCATCATGTTTGGCATAGCACGACGTACTAATGAGATTAGTACTGGGTTCCAGTTAGCGCCACCACCAGCTGTTACTGATGTAGTGTCGTTTGTTTCTGACAAAAAGTTTTGAGCAGAGCCATTTGCAGCAAAATCTTGCTCCATGTTTTCTAGCAATTGCGCAGTAACGTTTTTGCGGTATTTATCGGAAATTGGGCCAGCTGCTTCTGCATCTAGGACTGGAGCCCATTTTTCAGTTAGTTGATCGTAAGACATGTGTAATTACTCCTAAGTCTTTATTGGTTTAGTGCGCTAAGATAAGTCGCCATCATTGGATTTACTTCAGTAACAGTTTCCGTGTCACCTTCAGTAGCTTCAACAATATCGTCCACTTTAGCAGATGGGGTAGCAAAATGTGATTCTTTTACAATAGCAACTTTACGTGTGAAAGTTTCTACTGATTCAAAATCAACAGATTCAACGAGGGTAGCTAGCTTTTCCGCTTGGGTATCAGCTAGATCAAAGGCTGCTTCTGCAATAATTTGTTCACGAACAAGAACTTCGTTCTTCTCGGCCAAATCCATTGAAGCAAGAGTAGCTTTATTTAGAGCTGTTTCCAACTCTTCTACTTGCTCAGCCAGTTCGTCGACTAGGTCGACCTTTGCTTCTGGAACTTCGACGTAAGATTCAACGAAAAGATCTTTAAGACCTTTCATGAAACCTTCAGCGATTTCCGTGCGTAAGCCGGCTTGGATAGCAACTTCATTTTCTGTCATCCAAGATTCAACTACGTAGTTTAAATACGAATCGACTTTATTGACCAAGTTTTCTTCAACTTGAGCAACTTCTTCTTCTAATGCTTGGATAGAACTAGCTTCGATACGATCGATTTCTTCAGAAAGTTTAGACTTAAGTGCTGCTTCAAACAGTACTGCAGTCTTCTCTTTGAACTCTTCTGAAAGAGTTGCTTCTGATTCTACCAATGCACCCAATTCAGCATCGACGTCAAGAATATTTTCTACAACGACTTCACCTTCTTCGGCATCAAAATCAACGTCTTCGTGCATGCCTTTAAACATGTTTGAAAGATCGCCTTTATTCATTCCTTGCATTTTAGTGACCATAGCGGAAAGCATGCCAGCCTTAGTTTTTGGCATTGGCTCTGAATTACGCTTATCACCTTTACGTCCAGCCGCTTGGGTTTTTACAGCTTGTGTTGCAGCATCAACTGCTACAATACTCTGTGCTTCAGCATTTTTAGGATCATGAGTTGCCTCTTCCATTACTTCAGCTTCCAAGTCAGTTTCGACGACTTGATCTGTTAGATCTGTCATATTGTGACTCCTTATATATTTTTAAGTACGGAGAGGAAATTCTTAAACTCACGAACTTGGGTCTCATAGAGATCCGCGCGGGGAGCATTCTTAATTTCAGTCTCAATTCGTTCAATCTCTCTAGCCTTGATAATGCCATTATCCCATATCCAATCTACACCTTCCATAATTCCATTAACGAAAGCGTCTGGAGCAGATGGATCTTGAACAATGTCTACAGTCGCGAGGTGAAAATCCTCTTTGACGTAATTAACACCACCACGGGATTCTAGAGATCCCATACCACGAGTTGACACGCCTAGTTGCACACCGCCATCAAGTAAATTCTTAACGATTTTACCCATTGGAGTATCCAATATTTGTGCCTTTCCAACAACGTCATTACCATTCCAATTTAGTTCGGTAATGCGATGTGAAACTTTATCCAAGTTAACTGTAGGACCTTCAGGGTGATTAAGTTCACCTACTGCACGGCCTTTTTTAACTTGGTCCATGTCGTATTTATCAACTGCTGATTCCATTACGGAACGAGGATAAACACGGCCATTTCTATTCTTTTGATCTGCTTGCATGAAGACACCTTCAATGGTGTATTTCTTTTCACCATTAGATTTTGCTTCAACTAAACAGTCGAGATTTTGGTCTTCAAATTCGCAAATCAGTTTCATTGTTATTCCTATCTATACTTCTGTTTCGTCGTCTTCTAGTGAGTCGACCTCTTCATCGCTAAGATCATCCAATGAAATTTCGTCAAGGTCAATGTGATTTTCCTCAACGTCGTCTTCGATAAAATCTTCTTCGGCGCTTACCATAGGCTCTTCTGAAACCTCTGGCTCAACACCATCGTATACGTTTTGTGCCATAGACTGCTTTATTGCATCCATAGCATCGTCTTGTTTTGTGGATAAAAGCGATCCGAATAGTTCATTTGCTTTTACCATGTCATCATTCATTACATGACCGATTAGGTCTTTAATGTCTGTTTGCATAATATGTCTCCTTAGTAGTATTTATGATAATTTAAAGTCTAACTTAATCTTTATTAATGTTGATATCTAAGCTATGTTGTGCACCTTGTCCTGCTGCAGCGGGTGGTTGTTCTTCTTGCTGCGGATTCTGTTCCGGTGCTTCTTCTTCAGCTTCTTCACCTTCTTGCTCGATAGCTTTGATTTCTTCTTCGTTATATCGCATAACGTTTTTTAGTACCCATTCTTTAGTAAAGAATTCACCTAGGTGCGGTGTGACCATATCAAGGGTCTGGATTTTTTCTCTTAATACATCGTTTTCTTTTAATTCAGCAAAATGGTTATCCTGAACAAAATCCACGATAATATCGTTTTCCCATTTTTTCCAATCGTCTTCATTAATAATACCTTTTAGAAGTAATTGCTTTTTCAATAGGGATGTAAATAGCTTAGAGAATCTACGACGGATTTTGTCGATAAATTTTTGGAACTTAACTTCTTCTCTTGATATTTCTGTGCTTCGACCGATATTAAAACCTTGCTCTGTTTCTAAACGACCCAAAGGAACATTTAATGATCTATATAGGCGTTTTTGAAAGTAGATAATATCTTCAATCTGACCTAAGTTATCACCGCCGGGAAGCGAACTAATCTCTGTGCCTCTACCGCCTTCTTTACGTGGTAACCAGAAATCTTCAAGCATTGACATATGTTTACGATCGTCTTTAATCTGTCCGGTGCTTGAATCATATACTAACTTATTACGGAAGTTAGATTGGATGTTCTTCATGTATTCGTTTGCTTTACCCTGAGGTAAGTTACCTACGTCGACATAAAAGATGCGACGTTCGGGTGCACGTGCGAGACGATAGATTACAAGTGAATCTTCCATCATGCGTAACTGGTTAACAGGCTTAAGAGCTTTATGTAGGTATGAGACTACTTTTTTACGTGACTCATCTAATAGACCTGATGTTACGTAACTAATAGAGTCACTAGTAAGTTTTGTTCCCTGGTTTTGTGCCCCAGGTTTTTCTTGATAGATAAAATATTCTTCTATTTTATCTACAATCTTTACGCCAGTTGTTGGATCTTTTTTCCATTTGACTTCGCGAACTTTGCGCGTCTTAATAGAATCCATAAAGCGTAGTTCTTGAATTCCTAATTTTGGACTACTTTCATCGATTACAATATGATGAACTAAACGTCCGTCGATATACCATCTGCGGAATAGATCGTGGCCATTGTCACTAAATCCTAACAAAGAAGAAATATAGTCAAATTCTTCTCCTATAGTTTTCTTAACTTTATTTGACATACCATCCGCATCGTCCATTTGTAATTGAAGAGGAGCTTTGTTGTCTTGTACGGATATTGATTCATTTACAATATCTTCAATTGCCATATCGCACTCTGGCTGTAATGCCACGCCGCGATACTTCATAATCATTTGTGCGTTATCTTTTGCTTTATCACCGTCTAAATCCACGTATTGACCGAAGTGACCTGCACCAGATGCGGTTACGTAACCTGCACCATCTTCATCATTAGGTGGAACAATCGATGGTGTACGCTGATCTTTCTTTTCGTCTTTTTTAGCACGCTGGATTTCAAATCCAAAGAATTTATATACGTTGTCTACCATTTCATTTCCTATCAAAGTGTAACAAAGGGCAAGTGAATGCCCTTTGCTTTATTTATGATCGATTTAGAAGCCGTTTCCGTCTTCAATAAGATCGGACGCGTTTTCTGACTCACCAGCGATCCAGTACTGATACTGGAACGTAACTTGGTATTCTTGAAGCTGATTTTCAGCATCAAAAGAAACTGCGATTGGACCTAAATCTGATGGCCAAGCGTCTTTCAACTTGTACGCACGCAATGTGTTACCTTCACGATCTTGCGACTCAATGCGCAGATCTACAAAGTAATTATCGTTAGTACCTTGTCCATCTTCATGGTTGTTAATCCCACTCATCCATTGCTCAAGAGCCTTACGGATCTTAAACTCTGGATCGTTCATGATTGTAACAGTCCAAGGATCAAACGTTTTATCGCCTGAAATCTTAAGCTGACGTCCACGGAACGGCAGAATAATTGGTGTAATAGTTGAGCCTGGAAGCTCACCTGTTTTAGCAAGGAAAGCGCCTACATTAGCTACTTCCAAACCGTTAACCGGAGATGCCAAAGTAATCTTAAAAAGGTTACTTCTAACACCGCCGTTTAGTTTTGCTTTAAAATCGTTTACGTTAAGAACCATTTTTTATATCTCCTTATCCGACGATTTCTTCAAAGCTAGCACCGGATCTAACAGCTACAAAGTTTAGAGTAATGTAGTTAATAGAGCGAGCAGGCTTAACGAAGATCGTTGCGACAAATTCATTATTGTCAATTACTGTTGAAGTGTTGTTTGTTTCGTCGCAAACAACGCGGAAGTCTGATATACCTCGACGTGCCATTACGTCACGAAGATAAGGTTCTACAACACCAACGAACTCACCGCGAGTAAACTCATCGTTAAATTCGAATAAGATTGTTTTTGCAAATCCGACAATATCTTTTTCAATTTTTAAGAATAGACGACGTACGTTAATACGATCGAATGCACTTGGGCGACGTAGCATAGTTTTATCACCGTATAACTGAACTCCCTGACCGTTTAGATTAACGATTGGGTTAACGCCAGCCTTATAAAGTGCGTCACGTTGTAATTTAGTTGGGTTCCAAGCAATATCTGTTACACCCAAGTAGTTACCGCGACGTGAGCCAGCCGGTGAGAACCAAGGAGCAGCATTACGATCTGTAGCAGCCATAAGACCCGCTGTAGATGATGCAGCTGGAATATGAATATATTGGTCGTTATACTTGTCGTATACTTTTAGGAAGTTACCATCAACTGCAATATATGAAGATGATCCAATTGCTCCAGCGAAAGCTGTAATTAATCCTGCAATTGCTGCAGGAGCAGCTTTAACAACCGCTGAACGGTTAGGTGAAGCAACTACCAATGCGTCTTTACGTAAAGAAGAAGCTGTTGCGATTAGATCGGCAATAATTGTAACTGTGTCTGCAGATAACGGCATAGAAGGCGCAATTATTAAATCTGCTTCAGTTGTTTCAGGATCTTCAATATTATCGAATGCACGTAGGTAATCGCCTGCATCCAATGCACCGGAGTTTGCACCGCCAGTGAAAGAATATGTTGCTGCAACAAGACCTTCTAAATATGATTTAGTTGTACCTGGTGTAGTAGCAGTTCCAAGAGCTGCAACTGTGTTCCATCCGTCATCGGAATCAAACGCTAAACTTGAACCCCAAGAAGCGAAGTGAATATAGCCAGAGCCTGAATTTAGAACGTCACCGACATAGTTTGAACGGCCGTCAGCGTTTTTAGCATCAGATGCTACTGAAACATATGGATAAGTTTCTAGAACAGTTCCTGCTGAACCTGATATAACGCCAGTAGTATCTATTACTACTGCGTGTAATTCATCAAATGCCGCTGAACGTTGACTAGCGTATGCTGATGTACCTGGTGCCCCATCGAATAGTGAGCTATAAGCCCAGCCATTAAATGTTGAGTTATCTGAATCTGCAGGACACAAGTGAAGCTCTAAGCTATTACCTAAAGCGCCAGGGTAACGTGCTGCGAAAGAAAGACCGCGGTTAAGCGCGGCGTCTTGTGCAGATGTACCTGAAAAAGCTCCTAATGAATTTTCTTGCAATTCAAAATCTGTAGAGTTACGGATAATAACTGCGTCTGTTGGTGCAGCTTGAGCGGGTGCTGCAGAAGAAACTGCGTATGCGTTACGAGCGGTTGTTGTACCGTCGATTTCGCGAATTACTGAAAGCGCATTGCTATACCGTAGAAAGTATGCTGCACTATGAAAGTCTATTGTATTGTCGATTGTCGGTGTACCGAATACAGATACCAAGCCCGCTTCATTTGAAACAAGTACTGGTTCTGCTACTGGACCCCAACCGAAGTCGCCTGCAATAACTCCTACAGATGTTGACGCGTTGCCGATTTGGCCCGTTAAGTCAATCTCTCTAAAGTTAACAGCAGGAGATGATGATGGAATGCCTAATGCCATTGGTGTTCTCCTAATTTTAAGATATGTTCATGATACGATTATTCATATTACTATTTATGACTTTTTTAAGTCCAAGGTTTACCATTCCTCTAGACGGTCAAGTGACCAACCTCCGTCATCATGTCTAAGATCTAAAGCGTCGATTTGTGCGGCATGTGAAGCCCCATCATCGTGTATACCAAAAGGTAGTACGTCTGCTTCTATTTCCGCCATCTGTTGCTCGAATAACATTTTCTTTAGATCCATATCAGCATGATCTTGAAAGTAAGTAGTACTAGCAAAATAGCCAAACATTACTAAATTCATAACCAAGTCATCGTGGTTACCATCTGAAGCCTCATAAGACACGCCTCT